GATTTGGAAGAACTACAGACTGGGACACAAATACTCCTAGTCCCACTGACAATATTGATTATGCCAATTTCATTGGCGACAATATGTCCTTTGGTAAGAAAGTCTCTTCTGCTAATGTCAGGAGACTGGTAAGGAGAGTTGATTGGACTAGAGGGACAAAGTATGAGATGTATCGTCATGATTACAGTCTCCAAAATCTTTCCCCCACTACAAAGTCTGCAAGACTTTATGACACGAACTACTATGTAATGAATAGTGAGTTCAAGGTTTATAGTGTTATTGATAATGGATCTTCTGGAATTAGTACAACAGGAAATGCTTCACTAGATGAACCAACTTTCACCGATCTTGAACCTTCAAAGGCAGGTGTAAGTGGAGATGGATATATTTGGAAATATCTTTTTACAGTATCTCCAAGTGATATTATCAAGTTTGATTCTACTGAATATATTTCACTTCCTAATAATTGGTCCACATCAACAGATGCTCAGATAGTCGCTGTTAGAAATAATGGCGATTCTGATATTAATGAGAATCAAATTAAGAAAGTATATATTGACAAGCAGGGACTAGGATATTCTCAGGGATCTCATGAAGTTAATATTTTAGGTGATGGAACTGGTGGTAAAGTTATCGTTGATGTAGATGTCAACGGTAAAATTACAAATACCGTAGTTTCTTCTGGCGGAAAAAATTATACTTATGGAATTGTTGATCTTGGATCAATTAATTCTAATTCTAGCACTAAAGCAAAACTTATTCCTATCATTCCACCATCAAAGGGTCATGGTTTTGACCTTTATAAGGAACTTGGTGCAGATAAGGTGCTTGTTTATGCAAGATTTGATGATTCAACAAGAGATTTTCCAATTGATGTAACCTTCGGACAAATTGGTATTGTTAAAAATCCAACTTCTATTGGATCTACAACAGTATTTGCTGAAAATCAGTTCTCTTCATTAGGAGCATTGAAATTTTCTTCAGTTACTGGAACAGTATCTGTTGGTGATAAAATCAGTCAAAGTGTTACAGGTGGAAAGGCAGTTGGTTTTGTTGCTTCGTTTGATAATGAAACTAAAGTATTGAAGTATTTCCAAGATAGAAATGCTTTCCTGAATCAAACTACGTTTGATCAAACAGATTATGTTGGTGTTTCTACCAACGGTAAATTGTATGAGTTTGCTTCAAATACAAACGCAGTTACAACTACTGGAGGTTTTTCGGGTTCCATAGATACTGGTTTTACTGGTATTACTACAAACCCAACTGGAACAAAACTTATTTCAATAGGCACCCAAATCACAAACGGGATTGCCAATCCTGAGATAAATAAAGGGTCAGGAGATATTGTCTATATTGACAATCGTCCAGCAATCTCCAGAAACTCAAGACAAAAAGAAGACGTTAAAATCATCCTGGAATTCTAAACGATGCCACAAAAAACTAATCTCAACATCAATCCTTATTTTGATGATTTCGATAAGGATGATAATTTTTACAAGGTTTTATTCAAACCAGGATTCCCAGTTCAGGCTAGAGAACTGACGACTCTGCAATCAATTTTGCAGAATCAGATAGAATCGTTTGGAAGTCATATGTTCAAAGAGGGATCAATGGTGATCCCTGGAAATATTGCCTTTGACCCCGAGTATCCTGCAGTTAAGTTAAATGCAGATCACTTGGGGATTGATATTTCTGTATATGGAAAAAATCTTGTAGGTAAGAGATTAAGGGGACAGACATCTGGCATCATTGCTAAAGTTGACAGATATGAAAACGTATCTGACTTAAATGGCATCACTAATCCAACAGTTTTTGTAAAATATACCCAGTCTGGTGATAATAATGAAGTTGAACCTTTTCAAGATGGAGAGGTATTAATTACCGAAGACTCTTTCACTTATGGAAATACGTCCATAAATGCTGGTGAAACTGTTGCTTCTTTAATATCTGATGATGCAACTGCAATTGGAAGTGCAGTATCTATTGCTCCTGGTGTATATTTTATCCGAGGAACTTTTGTAGATGTTTCTTCCGACAAGATATTTTTAGATCCATATTCTAACACACCATCTTATAGAGTTGGTTTAACAATCACTGAAGAAATCATCACAGCAAAAGATGATGATTCTTTATATGATAATGCAAAAGGTTTTTCTAACTATGCAGCTCCTGGAGCAGATAGATTAAGAATTAAACTTTCATTATCTAAGAAACTTTTAACTGATAATTCTGATAAGACTTTTGTAGAGCTTCTCAGAGTAGATAATGGCGAAGTAAAAAAACTTCAGAACAAATCTAGTTACAATCTGATTAGAGATTACTTTGCTGAAAGAACCTATGATGAATCTGGTAATTATGCTATTGATGATTTTAAAGTTGAAGTAAGAGAAAGTTTGAATGATAGACTTGGAAACGAAGGAGTATATTTTTCTGGACAATCTACTGATGAGGGAAATACTCCTTCTGAAGACTTTATGGCAGTATCTGTTTCTGCAGGTAAGGCATATGTAAAAGGTTTTGATGTTGAAAATACTGCTACTAAAATTATTGATGTTGAAAAACCAAGAGATACTAAAACAATAACGAATGCGTCAGTTCCATTTGAAATGGGAACATTGATTCGTGTCAATAATGTTCAGGGAACTCCACTGTTTGGTGTCAACAATAATAGTAATATTGTAAGACTTCAAGATCAAAGAAGAGGGACTTCTGCAACTGCTGCCACTGGAGGTGAAATCGGTCAGGCAAGAGTATATAACTTTAGTCTTACAGATTCTGCTCAGGTAGATCTTTCTACTTCCTGGGATTTGTATCTTTTTGATGTTCAGACATATACTGTTATCAATTTGAACGAAAATACTCTGACTGCTGACATGCCTGTCGGTTCTTATATTAGAGGTGTAAGTAGTGGTGCCTCTGGTTATGTCCAGAGTGCTCCCGGAGGAACCACTGGTATAAACCTGATGCAGACATCAGGAACCTTCATAGTTGGTGAGCAACTTTTAATCAATGAAAGCAAGGAAATTTCTCGTTCAATTACGAGTCTCACAACTCATACTATTGAAGACGTTAAGTCAATTTATCAAGACTCTACAGCACTGAATTCTGAACTCAAGAGAGATTTTATTGCCGATACTATTCTTGAAAGAAAACTTCCTACAGGATTTGGTATAGCAGACACCGTTCAAATTAGCACTGCTGGTGCTATGACTTGCCCAGGTAAGTTCTTCAATAACATCAAAGTTGGAGATATTGTTAGATATCAAATTGCTGGAACTAGTGATGAAACTTTTAACAGAGTTTCTGCCATCAACTCTGCCAAAACACAAGTAACTTTAGTTGCTGTGGAGGACAGATCTAATGTTTGTGATGGTGGTCTCCCAGGAGCTACTTTCACAGGAACATTTACAATAGGTGTGCCTATTGTTAGAGAGCGTGGTGGTTTGTTTGCACCTCTTGAAGAACAAAACATTTCTTCTGTTGACCTTGGATCTTCTAACCTTTTAGTTTCTAGTCAGATAAGAGAGCAATCTACAAGTGCTACTGGAACTCTGGCAATTAATGTAACTGCTACTGGTATTGGTAGTTGTCTCTTTGAATCTTTTGACCAAGAGAGATATAGCATTCACTATAATGATGGTTCAATTGAAACCTTAACCGGCGATCAAGTAACTCTCAGTTCTGCAGGTCAAGTTATAACCTTTACCGGACTTACTGAATCTCAATCCAGTAACGTAACAGTAAACACTACTGTTAAGAAAATTGGCATTACTAATAAAAATAAAGTATTCACCAGAAGCACAAAACTAGAAGTAGATAAGTCTATTGCTGGTGTATCTACATCCATATCCCAAACTACTCAAAGTGATTTTTATGGAACTAGAATTCAGGATAAAGAAATTAGTCTTAATGTTCCAGATGTAGTTGAAGTTATTGCAGTATATGAGTCTTTAGGAACATCAATCGCAACTTTAGATTCTATTGAGTTTCCTGCAGGTCTTTCTCTTAATACAGCGTCTATTCTTGGCGAAAGAGTTATTGGTAATACCAGTAATGCAATCGCTCAAATTGTTACACGATCTTCAGCAACTAAAGTTGAAATTGTTTATTTGACTGATGATAAATTTGTCGTTGGTGAAAACGTAACATTTGAAGAATCTGGTATTATTGCTCCACTACAAGTTATTGGACTTGGAAATTATTCAAATGTAACTAATAATTATATTCTTGATAAAGGAGTAAAACCACAATTCTATGATTATTCTAGAATTGTTCGTGAAGAAAAGAGTAATTATGTTCCTTCAAGAAAACTTCTGATTATTTACAACCATTACACAGTTCCATCAAATGATACTGGTGACGTTTACACAGTAAATTCTTATAATTCTGAAAGATTTAAGGATGATATTCCCCCAGCAGGAGAGTTGAGAGCGTCTGATACATTAGATTTTAGACCTAGAGTTTCTAACTTTACTTCTACGTCGCTTTCTCCTTTTGATTATACTGCAAGAACTTTTGCAACCACTGGAACTAATCCAAGTTTGTTAGTTGCACCAGATGAAAGTTCTTTAGTTGGATATAGTTTTTATCTTCCAAGAATTGATAAAATTGTTTTTAGTTCTGAGGGAAATATCTCAGTAGTTAAGGGGACCAGTGCCGAAATTCCTGTAGATCCACAGATTTCCTCAGATATGATGGAAATTGGTACTATTGAGTTGCCAGCATATCTCTATAACACTGATGATGCGTTTTTGACTTTAGTTGACAATAGAAGATATACAATGAGAGATATTGGAAGAATTGAAGATAGAGTTGAAAATTTAGAAACGGTCACCTCACTTTCTCTCCTTGAACTTGATACTAGAACTCTTCAAGTTAGAGATGCTGATGGACTTGATAGATTCAAGTCAGGATTCTTCGTAGATGATTTTGCAGATGATCAGAGATCTGATCCAAATTCTGAAGTGGATATTGAAAATAACGAGATGAAATCTCCAATTGATTTCTTTTCTATCAAACCAGAGGTTGCCACTGGTCTCCCTACTTTAGGTATAGATTTTGAATCAAATTTTGAACTTCTTGATCCAAACGTTCAGAAAACTGGTGATTTAATCACACTTAAATATGACAATAAACCTTGGATCAAACAACCTCTTGCTTCTAGAGTTGAAAATGTAAACCCATTCAATATGGTGGAGTTTAAAGGTAGAGTTACAGTCTCTCCATCTCAAGATACCTGGACTAGAACAATTGTGATTGATGGTGGTAAAGTCAATAGACGCCGCCGTCGTGGTGGTAGAAGCACTCAGAGAAGATTCGCAAGAGCGATGAGGAGGAGAGGAATTAGATTCACAAGAGCAAGATTCCGATTCTTCAGTTGGGTTAGAGAACAAAACTTAGGTACTGAAAAAGATCCATATATTAGATCTAGAAATGTAAAATTTATTGGACGTGGTTTGAAACCACTTACAAGACACTATTCTTTCTTTGATAGTAGTACTAATTTGGATATCATTCCAAAATTAGTTGAAATATCTATGACTTCTGGTGTCTTTAGTAATGGAGAAACAGTCAAAGGATTTGTTGGATCTAAAGAACTATTTTCTGTAAGAATTTGCCAACCAAATCATAAGACAGGTCCTATTAGCAATCCAACCGATACATTTAGTTTAAATCCATATAATAAAAATGTAACTCTTCCAACAGTATATTCTTCATCTTCAACTGTACTGAACATTGACATAAACTCTTTGATGGAGGATGTGCTCGGAAAATTCAATGGACGTATCGTAAAAGATATGGTTCTTCTTGGTGAAACTAGTGGAGCACAAGCAAAAGTAACTGATATAAGACTTATTTCAGATACATTTGGTGACATACATGGATCTTTCTTCTTCAGAAATCCAAATACAGATCCAGCTCCATCTGTAAGATTTAAGACGGGTACAAAGACATTCAAACTTACATCCAGTTCTACTAACGCAGAACCATTACCTGGTAGTTTGAAAATTAGTAGTGGTGATGGTACATATACTACTAATGGACGAATTCAGACATTCCGTAGAACGACAATTATCCAAAGATTCTATGACCCTCTAGCACAATCATTTACTGTTGATGAAAGTGGAGCATTTTTAACCAAACTTGACGTTTACTTCGCAGCTAAGGACGAGAATGAGAAGATTTCATGTGAACTAAGAACTGTTGAGTTGGGAACACCAACTAATCAATTAGTTACAGAATATTCTGAGGTTACTCTTGAACCAAAAGATATTAATGTTTCTAGTGACGCATCCGTTCCTACTACGATAACCTTCCCTTCACCAGTTTATCTGGAACCAAATCGTGAGTATTGTTTTGTTCTTCTTGCACCATCTTCAGATGAATATGAAGTTTGGGTAGCAAGAATGGGTGAGAAGACTGTCAATTCTGCAACACTACCAGATGCTGAAAGTGTTATTGTTACAAAACAGTATGTTGGTGGAAGTCTGTTCAAATCCCAGAATGGAACAATTTGGACAGCAAGTCAGTTTGAGGACATGAAGTTTGACCTTTATAAGGCAAACTTCACTAAAGATCCTGGAATTGCATACTTCTATAACCCATCATTAGAAAATGGAAGTGATATTACTCCTACACTTTTAAATAATCCTATTACAACTCTTCCAAGAAAACTGAAGGTTGGAATTACAACAACTTCTGCAATGGATAGTATTCTTACTATTGGTAAGAAAGTGAGTGATAATACTTCCTCTGCTGCTATTAGTGGCAACATTGAGCAGGTTGGTGGTAATATTGCTAATACAACAAGCAACTTAGTGGGTGCTGGGTATAGTAACGGAACTTATAGTGGAGTTAATTTCTACTCCATCACCGGATCTGGATCTGGAGCTATTGGCATTGTTACATTTTCCTCTAATACACTAGATGGAAATCCACACGTTACTACTGCTGGTAATGGATATGTTGTTGGTGATGTTCTTGGAATCACAACATCCGATGTTGCTCAAGGACGTGGAGCACAATTCTCAATCAAAAACATCACAGGAAAAGATACTCTCTATCTGACTGATGTACAGGGTGAAGAATTTACATCAGGTCAAGCACTTGTTGTTTATAGTTCTTCTGATGTTGCAGTATCTTATGCAAATACAACTATTAGAGACTCTAGTCTTATTAGTAATCTTTATGATGGAAGAGTTATTGAAGTTGAACAAACTAATCACGGTCTTCATGCTGACAACAATGTCGTCACTCTTGCAGACATTGAACCAAATACAATACCAACTACACTTAACGCTGCACTCGGACTGAGTGATACAACGATTTCCGTTGCTAATACATCGCTCTTCGCAACATTTGAAGGCATTTCCACTTCTTCTGGTTATGCTAAGGTCAATAACGAAATCATTTACTACAACTCTATTACTGCCGGTGCTGGTGGAGCTGGAACACTTGGAATTGGTACGAGAGGAATGGATGGATCTCTTAAGAGATCACATGATATTAATGATCAAATCTTTACTTATGAATTGAATGGTATTTCTCTTCACAGAATCAATAAGCAACATGATATGCCTTCTGATTCCACTTTAAAGAATAATAGAGAAATTGACATTTATCATCTTCAAATTGATCGTGGAACTAGAACCACAGGAGATAATCAACTTAGTTTCACCGATGAAAATAGCGTTGGTGGTTCAGTGGTATTCTCGTCCAACAACATTCAGTTTGATCAAATTACTCCAAGAATTAATTTATTCACCCCAGATACAAGCACTACTGCAG